GACTCAAAGCCTTCCTGCCTTCCAAGCGCAAGATCCAAAAGCTGTGCGTCAGATTGCAACTGCCGATCCAGATTAGCCTGAACCTCTGGTGCAAACGTCATGTTAGCTATATTTCGATTTGGCCCGCTAAACGTCAGAGACCCCAGAGGGGTGTACTGATTGATGCGGTTAAATTCCGCATCTGTTTGCGCGATTGCTCGCGGATCAGGAGCCTCTACTGTTGTCGATCCTTTTGCGCCCATTAAAAGCCTTCCTTAGCCATTCTTGGTGATCTTCCTTTGTTAAGCCATATACAATGACATCGCCCTTGTATGTGGCCTTTCTTAATTTTCCTTCGTACTTAAATCCGATCCCCTCATCGAACTTCCTTGCTCGCTTGTTACTTTTCTGGACGAATGCAGTAACCCTGTTGCAGCCGAGGTCTTCAAACGCCCATTCTCCGAGAGACGCAATATTTCCCTTCGTAGCCCAACGTGGATTTTTTGATGCGAATGCCATAGTGACATTTGGTTTAGCGTAGTGATAAGCAACAACAACGCAAGCCAGTTCATCCCCGACCTCAAAGCCAACCGTGTTGAATAACGGCTCCCCATATCGGTCAAAACCGAATGTCTCAAGGTCATCCCCCAGTACTTCACATGCCCACTTCGCTAAAATTACGTTTTGTGCTGAATTAAGCGGTACTAATGTCACCTAAGTATTCCTCCAGGCTCGGATATGTAATCCGTCCCCAACCACGAAACATCAATGGTGGAGGTAGCCTGGAGATATAACTGCACGTAAGTTCCCCGTCCGGCACCCCTCTGCCATTCGTCTCTTGTATTGTCCTCGCCCGCCCATGAAAACGGCCAGTCCAACGGAAGCGTTGAACCACCCGGAGCAGACAAGGTAATGCTTTGCAGGAACTCTCTCTTGCCATAGTCATAGGCAAGCCCCGTAACAGAGGTGAAAGTTCCATTTGATAAAAGTCTAGGGCGATACGCCGTGACTATCTTTTCTGAGTTAGTGCGAAGTGGGGAGGGGGCTGTACGGGCAACGCAAACTATGGCTGACCCGCCATCAGACGTACCTGCGTATTTATTCACAGTGCCGTCTGTGCCGCCGAAGTACAGGGAACCCCCAAACTCTCCCCAGACCCTCGCATTGATGCCAGTGAACCTTGTGGCCGCACCGGTCTTTACATTGATAACGTGCTGTACCGACGCAGACGGTCCAGTAGGCACATTAATAATCATTAATCCTTCGTTAGGAGAATAGTGCGTTTGCCATCCGTCCAATGATCCGTAACTAGCCGCTGCATCCCTCGCTGCTCCAGATAGCTTAGAATCTCTTCCGCCTCCTTGAGTGATAAATTGGTCAGGAAGATATATGTAGTCTCGCTCTGTTGCGACGAAGAGCTTCCCGTAGATTGAAGCCACGGCCCTTGAATCAACGACCCGTCCGACATAAAACCGTCCTACAATTGAGAAGTCTGTGCCTGGGTCTGATCCCTGGTAAACCAGCACCTCACCTTCTGAGGTGAAGATGACGAGAAAGTCATCCGGCCCGCTTCCGCCATCCACCGTCCACGCTCCGAGAGCGACAACGTGACCACCACGTTCTGCGATCCCCGCCAATGGAAACTTGGTAATGCTACCTGTTGAAGCAAAGAGTTCCGTGTACCAGAAGGCAAGCTCGTTACTTGCAGCATAAAATACCCGGTTCTTGAAGACCTGCGCGGTGAAGAATCGGTCATATGAAACGCCCCCTCCGCCAAAGGACGCAGCAGACACGGTAGATCCGTCATAGACCTGCGGGAAGTCTGCACCATTAACGAAGACGAGTTGGTTGTTGAAAGATGCTGTATCCCATCTATCACTTGCGTATCCGCTTCCGCGAGACGTAGCAGTACCACTGGTAACGTCATAGATCTGACCACCACCGCAAGCCAACAGTTGATTGGCTCCTGCCGTAGTCACAAACGAAGCGATGGTGTCCACGTTTCCGCTGCCCACGCTGGATGCGTGTTGGACGTAACCTTTTCGGAACTTGACCGTGTTGGAATCAGGTAACCAGTTATCGAACACTTCTGCATCATTGGCAGGCATGTTCGCTAGGTCATCGCGTGTATTCCAACCGCCAATTGGAGCAGGAGTTGATGCGCGATTTGTTGACCTGAATCTCTGTCTTGCTACAGCCGCCCTAGAGACCAACGCCCGTCTCCGGTATGTTTGGATACCTCATGGTGCGACCACCGTCCATCTGAATCCTGTGGGTGCCACCATCCTGGGCCTTGTAAATGCTCAAAGCCCGATCGAACTCGTTCTTCTCTTCAAAGTAAGTCTGACCCAACGAATTGAGCCAACGCCACTTCAGGTCAAGCTCAAGCAGATCGTCAGGCAGCAGGAAGGTGTCGGTGTCTACCGTGAAATCGGCTTTGGTATCCCCGTTAGCGGCAGCGGCGAAGTGCGAAGACAGGTACTCAAACGCCACACCGATTCTGACCTTCGTTCCGTCCCGGCACTCATAAGAGCATTGAGTTGCGGACGGAGTTGGGTCAACAAACAGTTCTTTCGCACCCTCAACGCCCTTGATGCGCCATCGCTTATAGATAGCGGTCTTGATAAGCCCCGATTTAAATTCCTGCCAAATTTGAGGTCCGACATTATCCATCGGGCGAGATTCAACACGGTCCCACATCGTTCCATTGATGAAACGTGAGAAATCATCAGGCAGGTCATAAGAAGGCTTGTCCTTTACGAGGACAAATTCATGCTCCTTTGTGAGGACCGCCCAGGGGTATTCTTCAGCCAGCCTTTTTGCGCTTCTTTTTGCGAGCGCCAGTACTGTTACTGCGTCCTGATTTCCGTTGCCCACCAGAGTCGATGGATTCGGAAACCCCGTCTCCTTCAGCACGTTTTGTGCCATTGTCAGTATTGTCGCCAACAAGTTTCTCCAATTCTGCTATGCGATCAAGAAGCTCAGAAACGTCACCGTTATTCTCCCGGTAGACAAGAAACTCCTGTGCCTTCCTTTTAGTCGCAAATGCCTTACCCCCCAGGATGTTGTTAATCTCCTGATCAGGGATGCTTATAAATTCTTCGACTGTTTTAATCATCCTGCGAGACAGATTCTGAATGTCCGCAGGGGTGAACCCCGGAAAAGACTTAATCGGCGTTCCATCCGTGGGAGCCTCTGTTTCGTCCCGGTACGCCTTCCAATATTCCGGCCATCGCTTCTCGTCTTCCGGGCGCTTGGGTCGATCCTGAATGTTCTTTGGGTCTCCGATATTGTGGATCTTGACCCACACCTGATCGACGGATGTAACCTCACCCTCCAGGTCTTTCTGATCTACTGCTTTTATGTAAAAGACCGGGCGACCTCCGTCCTGGTCTTTCTTATCCGCAAAGGCAATCGCCTCTTCAACTGATGCAAACATCTAAAACCCTCCAACTACTTTTGTATCCAAAACTGAATTGGCTTCCGCGTGGTACTCGTACCACTCTTCAGAGAACTGGCAATCGACGTACTTATCAAAGTACGGACCCCCAAGGGTGTAATGCACTAAATCTGGGTCACCGTATTGAGAGGCATCAATGTCCTCTCCAACCAAGTAATTCCAAGACTTAGGCAGATTGCCAACTTTGCTGGCCCACTCAAACTGATGTAAGTGAAGCCCGCCAGCCGTGTTCACGTAATGCTTGGTCAATCTTTTGCACTTCTCGTTATTGAAAAGCATCACAGATGACCAATTTTTCTTTTCGTATATGGTCTGTTCTGCGCCAAGGAACTTATCGCCCTGTTTAGGCTTATACTTGTGCTTAACGACCTGTACGTCTGACTCTCCATCAGCACAGTCAAACAGATCCTTGATGTCGCCCCTTACGAGCATGTCGCAGTCAATGAAAAGACTGTGGCCCTCAAAGTTGGAGAGGTAAGGCACCAGGAAACGGGTAAAGGCAAACTCCGTGGATGCCTTGTAGTCTGTATTTTTGAAGTTTTCTATGTGCCGTATGTTTAACGGCGTGATGCTCACCGGAACCGATGAGTTTTTGATTATGCTGTATGCACAGACCTGATAGGCGGCAATCTCCCGTCTATCGAATCCGATAAATACCCTGAGCATTTTCCGGCCTCCCTGACCATTTCCCCAACCAAATCCCTGAAGGTGGTGGTTGGCTCCCACCCCAAAATTTCTCTAGCCTTTGTAGCGTTCCCGCATAGGTGGTTTACCTCTGCTGGTCGATAGAACTTTGGGTCTATCGTCACAACGGGTTCTGTCCCACTCTCTTGCTTGGCCGCAGTTAGGAAGTCTTTCACACTGTGTGCCGTACCTGTCGCAACCACAAAATCGTCCGGCTGGTGTTGAAGCATCAACCACATCGCCTTCACGTAATCCCTTGCGTGACCCCAATCCCTCTTCGCCTCTAGGTTTCCGAGTCGGAGGTGTTCGTCCCAGACTCCATAGGCGATTTTTTGGGTGACGAACTCTTTTCCTCTGAGGGGAGATTCATGGTTGAAGAGGATTCCGCAGGAGACTTGAATGCCATAGGATTCTCTATAATTGCGGCATAAAGAATGCGCCAGAAGTTTGCCGCATCCATAGGGGGATCTTGGGATGAACGCTGTGGTTTCCGATTGGCGCGGCGTTGCATTTCCAAACATCTCGCTTGTTGATGCTTGGTAAAGTCGTATATCTTTGCCACGTATAGCCTCTAGTATTCTCAATACACCCATGCCATTTACATCGCAGGTGTATGTGGGTAACTCAAATGAATCGGCTACAAAACTTTGTGCCGCGAGGTTGTAAATTTCATCTGGCTTGATGCGGTCAATCGTTCGCTTGACGTTCTCGTATTCACCGAGTTCAAACGGCACCATCTCTGGCGATACATTGAGATACGCGAGCCTCTCAGTCCTCGGAGATGCGCCACGTCGATATGCACCGAAGACTTCATAGCCATAGTCCGTTAATAGTCTAGCGAGGTAAGCCCCGTCCTGGCCTGTGATGCCAGTGATTAACGCCCTCATAAACAACCCGCCCAGCGGCTCATGCGTTCACCCGCAAAAGGGACACGCTACCGCCATTTACCAGTCGGTCTTTGGGGCCGATCCTCTCTCCCTTGTTTTCAAGGAAGTTACAGCCCATCCCCTCTATCGCTGGACTGTAAAAGTCATCAAGGATGATGGTTCCGCCTTGCTGAATATTCTCTGATACCCACTTAAAGTCGTTCTCGATCGTTTCGACAGAATGGCCTCCGTCAATAAAACAAAAGTCAAACGGCTCTACCTCGGTATTCCAGAGAGTCTCATTTGTATTCCCTTTGATAAGGGCGAACTTGTTAACCCCGGACTGTTCAAGGGAATGAGCAACTTCCGCCATCTCAAAGTGGTTCTTGACGTTGAACTCTTTCTCATCATCGTCAGGAGTGGCATCTTCAAACAGATCAAAGCCCGTGTAATAACAGTCACTCACGGCCATGAATTCTAAGGCTCTGCGACCGTTCCAGGTTCCAATCTCTACTACGTGATGAGGCTTCTCATCGCGCACTATCTCAAGTAGCGTCTGATAGCGGTTCATCCTTCCCTCCTGAACTTACGCGCACCTTTATCGTGTTCGACATATTTTTTTAGCGGTGAACGGGAAAACACATCCACCATTCCCTCGACTTCAGGCGTTAAGTTACGCGCCTGTAATCCCTGCCTGGCCTCATCAAAGGCAATGCAGTCAATCCAGAACTTCAGCCCAAAAATTAGGCGCTGGTCGTATAGCGCCCGGTAGCGTTCCTTGAACTTCGGGAAGTCATCGTGGTGGGTGTCAAAAATGAGAAACCCGGTCTCGGTGTAAGTGCCCTTTCTCCCCAGATATGCACAGAAGTGATCTTTAACCAGCTTCTTTAAAAATTTAGTTTGCATATCAGCGGTAAAAACACAGTCCGCATCAAACCAGGCCACGTATCGCTCACCAGACTCAAAAGCGTCTAACTGTGCATAGACCTTGTGACAGAATTTTTGAGCGTTAAAAAGATACGTTTGAGGCTCTAAGTGAGCAGTGTCTTTATAAAAAGACTCCCACCCAGGAACATCATGCAGCTTCTTCGTCTCTACCGAAGTAATCTCGTCCTCGGTATATACCCTCACGGGAAGCCCTAAGTGCGCGTTTTGCGAACTGAGCATCCTCTTCCCGTACTGGTGGAACCCTTCCTTCCCCAAACTCGTCACTAACAGCATAATAGCCAGCCCATCCCTTCTTAGCGTTTGATTCAAAGATCGTCTGAATCAGTCCCTTCCCATATGCTTTGAAGCGTGACCCCTCAAGCATCTGTACTACGTCTTGTATCTCGTTAGCCTGTGCAGCCATCGCGGGGTCTGCATAGAACGTCTTGCCTTCACATTCCAATTGCAGGATTTGTTCTGTGTCAGAACCCCACCGTTCTCCGGTGATCTTTCTTAACTGGTTGTTACCGTCGCCCTGGAGACACGAGTCAAACCCAAACAGGTGAAACGTCCTGAAGCCCATCATCCAGGCTAAGACCGTTCCCCTTGAGCCTGACGTAGAGCCACCACCAATCTGCACCTTGCCCTCAAGTAATTCGGCAGACGAAGTGGCAAGCAAATGCCAGAGGATCACTGACTGATCCTCAAGGTAATCAAACAACTCCGGGTGACACTGTGAAGCGATGAGATACGCGGGGCGATTAGGCTCACCCTTTTTTAGCTTCTTTCTGAAACACCTCACGATGTGATCTTGCGGATCTACCGCGAGTGCGGCGTGAGGAATTATCTTGTTCTGTATGAGATAGTCATGTGCGCCCTTGATAGCAAGGATGAACACACCCCTCTCTTTCATCTTTCGTATTTTCTTGATCTGACCCTTCACTGATGGCCCAGAGCCGACAATACAAATTTCTTTATCGTGCGGCGGGGATGGTCCGAACTCATCTAGGTCTCGCTCTAAAGCTGACTTGATGTGGTCTAAACGTCCCTGTGCATCAACAACGCATCGCGCTTGAATTTTCAGCGGCTGCATATTCCCTCCTGAAAGAAAGAGGGGGCCGAAGCCCCCTCCATATTGGTTACGACGAGACAGTAAGCGTTGACTTACTTACCCAGCCGTACTCACCTGACGCGATTGCGTACAATGCGGTGAGTTCACCACCAGCCGAAGCTGACGCGGTGAAAGCTGCTGCCAGTTCTACACCAGTACCAGAAGCGATTGCTTCATTGGCATAGACATAGATCAGCGTCGTGTTATCTGCGGCGGCAACCGTGGTACCCAACCGGTGAGCCGGACTTGTATCCGACCCAGAGCGTTCAATACCCACTTTGCCGTCTGTAGCGTAATTAGCCATAACGATCTCCTATTAGGTATATACAACGCCTTGCAAAAAGCGGTTAGAACAACAGAGGTTGCCTGCAAACAGAATGGGGACAACCAATGCGTCCTGATTGACCGGCTGTCGCCGTTCAAACGGAACAAAGTTCGTCTCCGCATGTACCTTGAACTTCAGATAGTCTGTGTTCAGGAAGTACATGTGATTTGCCGGAATGCCTGAGTTAGCCGGATTCGGACCACCTTCCATTACTACATCAGCAGTAACGAATTTCAGGGAGTTAAAGCCCTGGACACCTTCAGAGGCATCTGTGATGCGCTGACGATCCGTCAGGTTATCCCAGAAGACCTTGTAAAGCGTCTGGTCCGATACGATCAGGTCACAACCGTCTGTACCACGGGTGGTTTCAAGCCACATGTTCTTCATTTCTGCATCAAGAAGAGCAGCAGAAGAATCAATACCGGCAACGTCACCAGAAGTCTGGTTCCCCCACCACGTATATGTGCTTGCATCAATACCACCAACGGTCCCAGCACCACCGTCAGCAACGATGGACTGAAGTCCACCAATCTGCTTACCGTTGGAGCCAGTACCATCCGAGTAGATGCCAACCGAAGTTTGGTTAGCCATCGTTTTCTCGGCGTTCTTAATACGCGATTCGAGAAGAGCAATAATCTGTTCTGGTCCCGCGTTCTGAATACGAGTTTCAAGACCACTCGCAGTCACGTTTACAGCAGACTGCTTCCAGTTGTACTCGGCAGCGGTGAAGACATCAGACGGGGAAACGTCGAGGACTTCATAGCCAGAGTAATACTGGAATGTGGCATTTTCGGCGTATTCAAGTTCCTCAACAATTGTCCGACCACCAGGAACCAGTTGACTGTTTCCCTTGGACTTCATACGCGACAAAAGAGCGTTATGCTGACTGATGTTGTCAGCAAGTGCCTTTGAACGCCTACGCAGCGTGGTAGTGACAATTTCTGTGAGGTTTGGACTTGTAAAAGCCATAGTTCACATCCTTATGCACTATGTTGTCGATATGCTTCGCGCAGGGTATCTCCAAGCGTCAGAGCGTCCTCACCCTCATCGGGATTGGCCTTACCATTAGCTTTTACGCTCCTGGCTGCTCGTTTCGCCTGTTTCACTTTTCGGGCTTTTTCTGCGTCCGATTGAACTTGCTTGTCAGCCGCTACAGCTTTCAATTGGCTCTCACGGAACTCAGGCACAGTCCACACCACTTCGTTGTAAGCCTCTTCCAGGGTTCTTCCTTCGTTGACCAAAGGTGCCATCTTGGTTTTGACTTGCTGAAAATGCGGGTGCTTTAGCCCACCACTATCGTCCTTAGCAGATGCGAAGTTATCGATCTGCGTCTGGGCGGCATTGGTGTTCTGCTGCTGCATCCCATAGGTGGTCTGTGTTACTTGCCCTTTAAGGTCTGAGATTTCCTGCCTCAGCGCCTTGATTTCGGGATCAACGAAATCTTCATCATTAGTCTCAGGCACGAATTGATTTTTTACTTGATCCAACACACCGTAACTCTGAGCAATCTGTAGAATGCCTTGTACCGGATTCGCGTCCAGTTGGTGCTGTGCAGCAAACAAAGTCCGAATAGCCTGTTCTGCCGTCACGCCCCTCTGGGCCAGCGCATCTTTCCAAGGTTCTAGTGCTTCAGTAATCGCAGCAATGCCTTGTGCCTTTTCCTGAAAGCCCGTTTGAAATTCCTTGTCCCTTTGCAACAGAATGTCCTGCGCTTCGGGGGTCAGTTCTCCAAACTGGTCTTTCAATTCAGAAGACCAATGCTCTGGTGCTTGGAATACCGTTTCCGGCTCCTCGCTTTCCTCGCTGTCTTCTTCAACCGCTTCAACTTGCGTCTCTACGATTTCTGGTGCGGCCTCTTCCTGAGATACCGCTTGTTCGTCCGTTACAGTTTCGGTCTCTGCTTCAGACAATTCATTCATGGACGCTGTTAGCGCGTCCGCAATTGATTCTGTTGTTTCTTGTTCCATTCCCTCACCATTCCCTTGTTGGATTGTCAGGCGCTTTTCCGTCATGCCTGAAGAAATACTCTTTCTCGTTTCCGACTTGCGTTAAGTTGTGTTGACGCAAATATTCACGCTCCTTTGAGCGAGAACTAATTACCCTGCCCGCTTCCGGTCCCACAGCTTGATATGCCTCAATG